CGGTTTTTTCATGCCCTCCGTGCTTGACGGCAGGGCATTTTTTATGCACGGGATTGAGACCCGTAAGGCTATTTTGCACAGGAGGCAAGAATATGGAAATCAAAGAGGTATATGCAGCACTGGAGGCTGCAGAAAACGGCGCGGCGATGGTGGAGACCATCAAAAGCGAGCTGGCGGGCGTCCGAAAGGAGGCGGCAGACGCACGCATCGCCAAGAACAAGGCAGAGGAGGCGCTAACTGCGCTCAAGACGGAGCATGGGGCGCTTGCAGAGAAGCACAAGGAGCTGGAGACGCAGCTCGGCGCAGCGCGGCAAGAGGGCGCAGGAGCACAGACCGAAATGCAGAAGCTGCAGGGGCAGATCGCAGATCTTGCCAAGAAGTATGAGGCCGCAGAGACGGCACGCAAGACCGCAGAGGAAAAGCGTGTGCAGGCAGACATCATGGCGCAGACGGTTGACGCTCTCACCAAGAGCAACGCCGTCGACCCGCAGGAATTTGCGAAACTCATTGCGCCCTCCATCAAAGTCGCTGAGGATGGCACATACAGCTATACCAAGGCAGATGGCACACAGGGCAGCATCGCCGATGGCGCGACGGAGTGGCTCGCGGGTAAGGCGTGGGCGGTCAAGGATACACAACTGCGTGGCAGCGGTGACGGCAGGTCACAGGATAACGGCGCGGGCGGCACGATGGCAGAGCAGTTCGCCGCTGCGCTCGGAGGATAACGAAAAGGAGTAAAGACACATGGCAATCAATACACTTGAGATGGCAAAGATTTTCCAGCAGGAGCTTGATAAGCAGATGCTTACGGCGGGCACGTCCGGCTGGATGGAGGCGAACGCCTCGAACGTGAAGTATAACGGCGGCGACACGGTGCGTATGCCGAGCATCTCCACGACGGGACTTGCAAAGTATGACCGCGACAACGGATTCAACCAGGGCGCGGTAACTCTTGCTTACAAGGACTACACGCTCACGCAGGATCGCGGGCGTACGTTCCAGCTCGACTCCATGGACGTGGATGAGAGCAACTTTATCGCCTCGGCAGGGACGGTCATGGGCGAGTTCCAGCGGCTGCAGGTTGCGCCGGAGATCGATGCCTACCGCTACAGCAAGATCGCGGCACTTGCAAAGGGCGCATCGCACGAGTCGGCGACATTCACACCGACAAAGGACAACATTCTCGGCAAACTCGACGAGGAGATCACGAAGCTGCAGGACATCATCGGCGAGGATGAGCCGCTCGTCCTCATCATGGCGACGCCTGTACGCACGATTCTCAACGGGGCAAAGGATGTAACGCGCTATCTTGACGTTGCGGACTTCAAGGCGGGCGCAGTGAATACGAAGGTGCGCACCTACAACGAGATTCCGATCCTCTCCGTACCCTCGGCACGCATGAAGACGGCATATGTTTTCAACGACGGCAAGACCACGGGACAGGAAGCGGGCGGATTCAAGGCGGACACGGGGGCGAAGTCCATCAACTGGATCCTCATGGCACGCCACGCGCCGATCGCCATCTCTAAGACGGACAAAGTGCGTATCTTCTCGCCGGACGTGAACCAGAAGGCGGACGCCTGGAAGATCGACTACCGCAAGTTCCACGACATTTGGATTCCGGCGAATAAGCTCGCGGGTGTCTGGGTCAACACGGGTGCATGAGGAGGAACATGATGACGAGACTTGTACGGCTGAACGAAGTGCAGTATGCAGAGACGGAGCATCAGATCGCAGGACTCGTAGCGCAGGGCTTTGTCCCTGTGCCGCTTGAGGTCGCGGAGAAGATTGTTGAGGCGGTTGTTGCTGCCTCTGATACGCCCAAGAAGTCTGGGGGGAATAAAGGCAACGGCAAGGGCGCTAACAGCGGCAAGGGAAAGGATAAGGGCGAGAAGATCGATGAGGGCGGCGCGGAGGACAATCCGAGCCCCGAGGGTGATGAGCAGCATTGATGCGTTCCGGCGTAACCTGCGCCTTGCTGTTGAGGCAAGTGCGATCGAGGTTGCGACGACCGCAAAGATGCAGCATCGCTACAAACAGCAGAACGGTCGCCTCAAAGATGCGGTGCAGACCGCGACCAATGACGACGGTATGGAAGGGCGCGTATACCTTGACGGTAATATCGCGCCCTATGCTGTCTTCATCCATGAGGGCATCAAACCGCATGACATTTTCCCAAAACGACGGAAGGCGCTGCGCTGGGTGGACGGGAACAAGTTCCTGTTCGCAAAGCGCGTCCGCTTCCCTGGATGGGATCCGGATCCGTTTATCTATGACGCGTTTGAGTCCAATCAGGAGACGATCATAAATATATTTGACCGCTATACAGGGCGGGCGCTGCGGGAGGTGGAGGATGCTATTACAAGCAGACGCATTACGCGATAAGGACGAACTGCTCGGCGCATCGGTGACGGATGACCTCATCATAGAGGCAGAGGAGTATCTGCGCGCTGCGGCCGCAGGTCTCGGCGTTGCGTGGGATGCTGTGCAGCTGACCTACTATGTGCGGCGATTCCTCACGGTCTACGTGTTTCGTGAGCTGTGCATACGCAAGAGCTACACGGGGGCACAGGCATGGGGAAGCGGCGCTGCTGATGATAAGGATAGCTACGCCGGGAAGTATAGTTTCTATCGCGATGAGTTCAAACGCCTTGAGGCATCCATAACCGCAGCAGCGCTCACGGGCGAAGCGGTTAGCCGTGGTTATGGCAGCGTCGCGCTCTATCGGGGGTGATTGTGTGCTGTGGCTAAAGGTACTGGAGAGCCTGCGAGACCATCTGCGTGCGGCGAAGATCGCCGACGATGTGATCCTCCGCGGCGC